GGTTTATTCCGCCGCGCCGAGCGTTCACACTGACGCAGTTTTGTAAACGAGTTAACGTCTACCGCTATCGTGCCCCGCCTGTTACCATGCCCACATGGCAATCGTCTCCCGGGCCGAGTTCGCCCGCATGACAGGCAAGACCCGCGCCGCTGTGACTAACGGCGTCAAGCGCGGCTACATCATAGCGACCGCTGACGGCAATATAGACACCGATGATCCGACCAACGTGCTCTATCTCGACCGTGCGGCGATAGAAAACGCCCCCACGTCTGACCGCGGTACTCAGCCGCGGAAAAAGCGCCCCAAAGAGGCCCCGCCACTTCCCGAGCCTGAGGACGTCTCGGCCGACACCGCAGCGGATCTCGACGAGATAGACCTCGACCACCCCGAGCGCTATATCAACTCCTACGGCGACAACCTCGAAGCGCGAAACAAAGCGGCGCAGGTGCTGCAGCGAATCGCACAGGTGCGTGCCGCCGAGCAAAAGCGCCGCAAAGAGGCCGGCGAGCTCATCGAGCAAGACCTGGTAAAGCGATGGTTCGGCGACCTTTCGGCCGCCATGCACACAAACCTCCTCAGCCTCCCGCGTCGCGTAGTTGCGCAGGTGGTGGCAACCGCCCGCTCGCAGGATGAGCACGCAGTCGAAGAGCTCTTGAAGGACGAAATACAATCTGCACTCCAAAAGACAAAAAATGAGCTCAATCCAACAGGCTGACGAGGCCGCCGCATTCCTCCGCGAGAACACACACGGCCTCCCTGAGCGTATCTCTTCGCTCACCGTCTCCGAATGGGCCGAGCAAAAGCGCGTCCTCCCGCACGGCACAACCTCGATGCCCGGCCCGTTCAGTTGGAACGTCGCCCCGTATATGCGCGAGATCGCAGACGCAATGAGTGAGTCCTCACCGGTGGAGCGCGTGGCCGTCATGAAGTCAGCGCAGATCACCTACACCGTCGGTGTGCTCGAGAACACCATCGGCTACATTATCGACGCCGCCCCGGGGCCTGCGATATTTGTCTCAGCAGACGAGCAGATGGCACAGGCATCGGTTGAGCTCCGCGTCGACCGCATGATCGAGTCCGCCGGCCTCGAGGAAAAGATCCGCTCGGGCTCGCACAAACGCCACTCGAAAAAGACCGGCGACACCAAGAGCAAGAAGGAGTTTTCAGGCGGGTTCCTCCTCGCCTACGGGCCAAACTCAGGCGGAAAGCTCCGCTCGTTTTCCATTCAGTACGTCCTTGGCGATGAGATCGACGCCTGGCCGCAAACGGTCGGCCGGGAGGGTGATGTGCTGAACCTTCTCGAGCGCCGAACCGCCGCATTCGAGGGCCAGCGCAAACTGCTCTACGGCTCAACGCCGCTCATCGAGCAGACCAGCCGCATCTATAGCCTCTACCGCGAGGGCGACCAGCGCAAGTACATGGTGCCGTGTAAGCATTGCGGCCACAAGCAGGCGCTTCGGTGGGATAACCTCAAGTACGACACCGATGAGGATGGTGCGCTCGTGTGGGATTCGGTGCGCTACGTGTGCGAGTCCTGCGCGGGCGAGTGGGTCAACGACGACAAAGCCTGGTTTCTCCCGCGCGGTGAATGGATGCCAACAGCAAAGCCACTGAAGCCCACATACCGCAGTTATCACCTCAACGCTCTGTACTCTCCGCTCGGGATGACCTCGTGGGAGGATATGGCGTTCGAGTGGCTCAAGCGAAAGGACGACCCTACGCAACTGCAGACATTCGTCAACACCTACCTCGGTGAGCCGTGGCAGGACCGCCACAATGCCCCGCGCTATGAGCGTATCATGCTCTACCGCGAAGGCTACGAGCCCGGGGCGCTTCCCGACGATGCGCGCCCGCTTGTGGTCACGGTCGGCGCAGACGTGCAGCAAGACCGTATCGAAGCGGAGATCGTCGCCTGGGGCGCGGGCAAGGTTTCGTGGTCTGTCGACTATCGCGCATTTTGGGGCGACACCGCCGATCCCGACTCGTCGGCGTGGGCCGGGCTACAACACACCCTTGAGCGCGAGCACGCAGGGTTGCCCGTTGCCATGGCGCTTGTGGACGCCGGCTACAATACGCCGGTGGTCTATCAGTTTGCATCGCAATACTATTCAGGCGTCCACCCGGTCATGGGTGACCTGCGGATAGGCAAGCGAAAGCGTGTGTTTGAGCGCACCGCCGTGCAGGATCACGAGGTCGAGCGTGTTGACCTCTACGTCGATGCGCTCAAGCAGGAGTTGTACTCAAACCTGACCAGGGTCAAAAATGCCGACGACCCCGACCCACCGGGGTACTGCCATTTCCCGCAGGCGTACACCGAGGACTATTTCAAGCAGCTGACCGCCGAAGAGCGCGTGAAAGAAATAACCCGCGCCGGCCAGGAGCGCTACATATGGCGAAAAATCCGCACGCGAAACGAGGCACACGACTGTCGGGTGTACGCACTCGGCGCCCTGCACGTCTACGCGCACGATGTCATGGAGCATCTCGGCGCCGAGCAAATCGACTGGAAGGCGTTCTGGAACTACATTTTGTAGCGGGAGACGGCCGGATAGAGCCGGAACTGGCCGGCTATACGTGGCAATTCCGCGAAAAATGTCCGCATATGGCCGGTTTTGCATAGATGAGACGCTACAGATAGTGTAGTATGGGCGGTGTCATGGCCTACGATTCGGCCGACGCGATTCGCACAAGAATCGCACAGGTGGACGCGCAGATTGATGCGGCCATCGAGGCACAGCAATTCTCACTCGACACAGGACAAGGGCGCCAGAGCGTCCAACGCCCGTCTATTGACCGCCTATGGTGGCTGCGCGAGCGGCTGCTTCGGCGGCTTGAGTCACTTGAGCCGGGCGGGCTTATCAGTGTTGAGTACCGGAGGCGCGGGTGATGGCCGGAACTGACAATGCCGATGTTGATTTCCTCGCGCGGTATCATGAGCGCGTGTACGGCACCGGCGCGAACGATGCACCAAAGGCATCGACCAAGTCAACCGACCTCGACAGCACCACCGGCCTCTTTCAGTTCACCGGAAAGAAGACGCGAGAAGACTTCACCTGGGCGCGATTCGGCGGAGCGAATCACCAGATTATCCGTGACGCGGTGCGCGCCGCATGGGTTGATAGCGTGCAGATGCGCGCCCTCGTCGGCCGCCTCGTTCAGTCGGTGGTCAACACCGGCCTTACTCCTGAGCCGAAGCCTGCATATCGGCTCGTACAACCTGAATGGGATACCGAACAACAGGCGGCATGGGAGCGCGAGGTACAGGTAAACTTCCAACTGTGGGCGCGCTCGACCGACGTCAGCACGAATCGGCGCATGAACTTTGCGCAGATACAGGCCGAGGCGTTTCGCCGGAAGCTCATCGACGGCGAGGTGTTCGCGGTCGTGCGCTACCTCAACAACCTCAACCGCATGTCCCCGGTTTCGGTGCAGTTTATCGACCCTGATCAGGTCGACACACCGCATGACCCCGAAACAGAGCGCCTTGTGCGCAATCGCGGAAACCGCATCATCGACGGCATCGAGGTAGACGCAAACGATGAACCGGTCGCCTACTATGTGCGAAACGCCGACACGTATGATTTCCGCCGCATTCCCGCTCGCGGCCCCCGATCCGGCCGGGTGTTCATGCTACATGATGCGGTTGCGCTTTCTCCGGGAGACGTTCGGGGCACGAGCCCGTTCGCGCCGGTCATCCATGAGCTCTCAAAGATCACCGACTACTCGGTGGCCGAGCTCCAGGCCGCGGTCGTCAACGCAACCATCGCCGCATGGGTGCAGCCCTCCGACCAGATGGACTCAAGCCGCCCGCTTGGCGGAGTTCAGCGCAGAGACGACATTGACCCGGATACCGGCCGTGCGGAAAACCCGGCAACGTTCACCAGGCTCGATCACGCCGGCATTTTCGTTCAGAACCTGAAGGCCGGCGAGAGCATACAGAGTTACAACACCCAGCGCCCGAACGTCAATTTTGACAGTTTCGTGAACTCAATCATGAAGCAAGTGAGCGCCTCTGTCGGCATGCCGGTCGAGGTGCTGCATATGACGTTCAACCAGAATTACTCTGCCTCGAGGGCGAGCCTGCTTTTGTGGTGGAACACGGTCAAAATGTGGCGCGCCGACCTTGAGGCGTGGCTACTCAATCCGCTTTACGAGCAGTGGCTCGTCGAGGCAGTAGGCGAGGGCGTTATTGCGGCAGCCGGAATCAACAGCATTCGCGGGCGCCGCGCCTGGGCTCGTGTCAATTGGAT